TCGCCATTAGCAGGTAAAACGGAATATAGTGTACCGTCTTTAGTTCCGCTTGGTATTTGTACTAAACTTGCTTTATCGTATAAACTCATTGCTTTATTGTATTATTAAATGTGTTTACTAAACAGGCATTGGCTTCCATAGAACCACTATCGTCAGTTATGCGTTTGTACATATCATTCCCATCGCCTACGATAGTAACGAACTTATACTCCCCTGTCCAACTTTCGTTGTATATCGTTCCGTGTCCTATGTTGTTTGTTATCGTTCCCCAACCCATTTATATATTTTTTTAACTTTATTACGTTTTCCTCTTTCGGTTTATATTTACTTACAGTACCCATCCGTGAAACAATGTATCTTTGTCAGGATAAATATCTTCGTTGTTGTTAGTGTAATATTCTGGAAACTTATCCTGAGCGTTAAAACTCATGTAATCTATAAAACGCTGAGTGTAGTATTCCGCATAATCTCTCTCCTTGTTAATTAACAAATCAACCTCCTCTTTGTTGGCGATTGAACTGTTCTCTGCATTATGCTTGTACACTCCACCATTGGCGATTGTGTATGCCGCAAATGGTAAATACTCAGCCATAGCAAAGTGAATAAGCATAGGCTGAATAAAGTCGTTTACAAGGTCTAAATAGTCGCCAGATAATGTGCCAGCGATAATGTCAGCACTAATCTTATCATACAAGTCAGTTCCAAGATAGTTTCTAACGTGGATTTCCTGTGCGATTTTGATGAACTGAATGAACTTATCCGTATCAACATTACCATTCATGGCGGTATTCTTGACAAGGTCTGCTCTCTTTATAAATAATGCTGTTGCCATATTATTCCTCGCTTTCTTCTATTTGTGGTTCTTCATCCACTTGGTCTTTCTTGATACCTGTTTCTTTCTCTATTTCGCTTTCGCTAATAGCGTTAGTTAGGTCTGTGAACTCAAGTGGTTGTAATGTCTTAAAGTATATATCCAACTCAATACCATTGTAGGCGAGTACCCTTTCAAGCTCATCTAAGATGGTTACTTGCATTGGGCGAATAACTGTGTTGTCCATAAGTACAGAGGCTGTCTGCAACTCCTCTGCGTTGTTACCCAAACCGCTTGTGTCTTTGATGCCAACAAGCATAGGCGACACGATACGGTGTGATACCATTACCTTACGCATAGACTCGTCAGACAAGAATTGATACTGCTGGTGAGCATCAGACAACTGTACAGGGTCTATTGTGGCAGAGAGTTCCTTGCTATCGTTAAACGCCAAGATAAAGCGCCCAGCATTAGAAGAACCACTAAACTTATCTACAATGCTTCTCTCAATCGCTTCACGCTGTTCTTCTGGTGGTACACCATTATTGAAGTTAATAAGCATACTTGGCGCAAGACCATTCTGTATGTTATTGATGTGGTAGTTTGCGATTTCTTCTTCAAGCTCTGCATACTGCAATCCACCCTGATAATCTACTGGCGAATAATACTTGTACCCTGCACGATATGGCTTGATGTATAGAATCTCAAGTGGCGCATTAGAGAAACCAAATGCAGGTATTCTCTTTAGCTTTGTTCTGTTGTTTACATTCGCCCAGTCAGCGCTGTAATAGTAGCCTTCTATTTCGCCCTTCTCGTTACATTTCTCTGCTCTAAGCGTTTCAACAGGCATATGCTCAACACGAGCAATCTTCTTTCTGTCTTTAGTGTATATAATCTGAAGCGCAGCTTGACCCATCATCTTATAGTCGTAGCATATCTTCTTCATACAATCCTTACGGAGTAGCTCTTTCATTTCAGCGTACTCAGACGCTTTACTTTCGCTATCAGTAGCATCTAAGCCCTTTCCGTAAATCATCTCTGCAATACCGTTTATCGCAGCGTTGTTAGTTGGCGAACCATTGTATCTGTCTATTAGATACTCAAAGTAATTGTTATCATCGCCATAACCAATCCAATCCTGATTACGATACTCTTTCATATCAGGTCTTGAATATGAGCCAAGATTCACTATATGTATCTTCCCATCTTTCACCTTAGGAAGTGGGCGATTCTTGGCGTATTTTATTGCTTTGTTGCTCATAATATAACGTATTCGTTGTCGTAGCTATCTTCAACCACATAGTCGTCTTTATGTACGTCAAACTTGTTGTAATCGGTTTGATTCGTACAGAAAACAAGCCCTCTGTAAACAACAGCGTTACTATTGTTTAAATCTTCTATTGTTAAGGAATAGAATCTATCTTCAATTAAATCATCGCTGTCAAATGATACGGTAATAGTTGTTATTCCATTTGACTTAGAAATAGTGTTTGTGTTGTCTGAAAACTCACTTCTCTTAGACTTATCGTAAAGAGATACCTTTGCGAATGTAACATCACTCCTTAACACAACCTTTAGGTCTTGGTCGCTTCCCGATGTAGTCAATATATGCATACTAAAGTAACAAATATACAGCTTTTTGTTTTCAATGTATAAAAAAAGAGGGAAGCGTTAGCCTCCCCCTATTAAATTCACACCCCTATTAAATTTATGCATCAGGGTCAATAGGTGATGTAGCACTCTCGTCAGGCGCAGTAGCAAAGAATGGAGGCGCAGTTTCCTGAGCAGTTACTGTTAAAGTAAACCCGCTCAAGTCGCCCATAGCAGCACCAGTTACGACAGTACCACCAGTTACCTCAGCACCGTGTTCTTTACCAATCAACAAGTAATCTCCGTTGTAGGTTTCAACAACATAGTGCGCACGACCAGCGTTAAGTAATTTTAATTCTTCTTGAGTAGCAACATCCAAGTAAGTGAATGTCAAGTTCAAGGTACTTTCATAGAAAGTAGTTCCGTTCTCTCTTGATGAGGTAACGGCAGTTTCAAGGGAAGAATTACCCTTAATCTCAAACTTAAAGAATTCCGCAGTACCATCGGTAGGTAGTGTTACCGTACCAGATGAAGGCGTTAGGTCAGCAACAACTGAGCCATAGTCAAGAATGAAAACATTCTTTAAGCCTCCTACTGAATTCTTGCAAGGGAGAGTTCTTCCTTTTGTAATTGCACAAGCCATATTTTTATATTATTAAAAAAGGGTAGGTAGGCACTCGGCTTACCCACCCTTAATGTATTAAACAATCTATTTATTAAGCAAGAGTTTGTAATACAAGGTCGCTACCGATGCCGTATTGTACACCAGCAGTAAATCTCATAATTACTCTTACGTTTTGGCTACCATCAAGGTCAGCCATATCAAGTACCTTAACTTCATTGTGGTCAGACAATAAACCAGTACCGAAGTACAAGTTTGAGGCTTCTCCTGCAACGATGTGGTCAGAAGGCATACCAGAGGCGTGTTGGATTTTGATACCTTCAAAAGAAAGCGCATTACCCATATTGTACCATTGAGAACCTTTGTCCGCAGTACCAGCAGCACCAAGACCAGAAGCACCGAATCCACCTAATGCACGAACATAAGCCTGAAGGGCAACAGTTGGCAAGTAGATAGTTAAATCTTCTTTTCCGTAAACAGCAGCAGGAATTGAATCAACTACATTTCCAAGCAAAGAAACGATGTTGCTTGAAGTATAAGAAGTTTCAGAATCGTTAGCAGCGTCATTTACATCAGAGTCAGCAGCCATAAGTACAGTCAAACCATCAAATTCTCCAGCGTTGGCGTTTACACCACCCCAGATGTTTTGCTCAGTTTTCTCAGCTACTTTAGCAGCAACATGACCTAACAAGAAATCAGAGAAAGAAGAAGGTAGTTCATCAAAGGCAGAGTAGCCCATTTGAACAGCTTCCCAATCGCTGCGGAAATCCTTCTTACAAAGCTCAAGGTTTACTTGGAACTCCTCAGGTTGAAGGATGCGCTCAGTCAAGGTCAAAGCGTTAGAAGTTTCGCTAAAGTCGCAGCTTCCATCGGCAACAATACCAGTAGAGGCAACTTTCTTTACAACTTCTTTGAATTTAACATTAGGCTTGATGGTGATTGCACCTTCAGCCAAAGTTTTACCGCTTAAGAGAGCAGCAGAGATATATTTCCCAGCAAACTCACCAGCGTAAGTTGAAGTGATACTGGCAACAGAGCCAGTCAAGTTTACATTGTGATTACTCATTTTATTTAGATTAATTTAGAAAATACTCGGTTAATTGTTGAACTTGGGCGGTTCTGCGCAAAGCGTACCATTTCCTTTTGTTCTTCCTTTTGATTGGGCGCATGGCTGATTGGCTCGGCTGCTGGTTCAGCAGATAGCTTTTCAATTTGCGCACTCAATTCAGCTTTTTCAGCTTCATACATTTCTTTTTCTTTTCCCATATCGCCTTTCATAGACTCAATCTTGTCCATAAGTTCAGCGATTTTAGAATCGAACTCATCACGAGAAACATACTTGTCCTCGTCTAATTCTTCTGCTTCTTCTTCTACTTCCTCCTCAGCAAGTTCTTCGGAAACTTCGTCTGTGGTTTCCTCAGTAGAATCTTCAGCAAGTTCAGTAGCTTCTTCTTCGGCTACTTCTTCTACTTCTTCAGACAATTCAACTTCTTCCTTGACCTCAACCTCAGCAGATACTTCTTCAGCGACAACTTCTAC